CGTCCTTTCCTATGTCAGGTTCAGCGCGCGTGGCTTACGTCCTGAGTCGATGGTGCAGGCACCATCCCTCCTTCTCCTAGATCCTTGCGGTTTTGTACGTTCCGGCGAGTACCACGACAGCACTCATTAAGGGCACCTCCGAGAGCCGGTTGACTGACGACGAGGTCGTTCCAAGTCAGAGACCGAACGGAAAGCGGCCACTACACAGCTTGCGCCATGCAGCACCAACCTCTCCTTACTCTGCGCTGTTTCCCACCGAAAAATACAAGGGCTAATTTTATCCTCTATCGCCCGAGAGAGTCCTGGCGAACCAGCTTCGTCTTACATTCACTAGGGTTCCAGAGGGACCCACCAACAACACCTTTCTTTTCGGAAACCCCCCCGCAAGGGAGGGGCGACCCCAAACCGGGCCCTACGTCGGCAACGTAGGGAGGTGGCGGGCCATGATCTCTCGCAACTAGAAGCGAGTCGAAGATCAGGCGCACCTTCACGGTCTCTCGAACGGGAGCGAGAAACGAACGAAGCACAGAGGACTGAGAAGGAGGTGTAAGTCTCCGACGAAGTCCAGGGCAACGATCGTACTCGACCGTCGAGAACTGAGGAACGGGTTCAGACCTCACCGAGGACAAACGAACACAGTCGCGAATCCGAGCGAGCTCGAACCACTGACTGTAACGAAAGGAAAACTTCCAAGCGGCGGTTTCCCTGTCATTCGCCTCGATGAGACAACCCTCGACCTCCTCCTCAGGAACTACAGTGCACAACGCGGCCGGAACAGCGTTATGACCGACGGTAACATGAGGGAGGACCACCGAACACTCCCCGGAAGCCATCTTAAACATACGTGCTAGCCTGTATGCTAACCTTCCGCGAAAGCCGAGCTCCAAAAGGGTCAAACGAGTTGACCTAAGGAGACCGACATAACGACGGAAGAAAACCATACCGGCTCTAAACCTGCAGGCAGGTGTAGAGCCAGCTAGCCACGATGTAAAGTTGGCAGCCAACGAATGCGGAAGTTCCTGAGGCTTGAGCCTACCCCAACGCAACGTCTGGATGACCCGAAGGTCAACCCCGACGAAACGTAAAAGAGTAGAATTCAAAGTGCCCACTTCCGCATCCACGGACGTCTTAGTCCGCTCCACTTCCAAACCCAAATCGCCGACGGACGCCATCCAACGATCAGAAGCCCGAGGGCCAGACTGAAAAAGGATGTCGTCGCCGTTGATCAAGCAAGGAAGACTCCTCCCACTGTCCGGCAGCCATCGAAAAGCCCAGAGAAAGGCAAAACGATTCTGCAAGCAAAGCAGCGGGAAGGACAAAAAGGAGCCCATCATCTGTCCTCTCTTAGGACGTACACCGTCAACTCCGTCACCGTAGATGAGAGGCCGCAAAGCCTTCATCGCGAATGACCGCAAGTGTTCGGGTACCTCAGAAGCCAAGAGGATCTCAGACAGGATCACTTCCGCAACCTCGATGGACAAGCCATCGGTAGCTGACTTATAGTCACCGGAAGTGAGGACCTCGCCATCCGTGCGCCTAAACCCCGCGCGTTTCAAAGTGCTGTCGCTCACGTCCCCGACAGAAAGCCATCTAAGAGACCGCAAGCGGTCGTAGATGGAATCATGAAGGGGCTTGAGGAGCAGCGACTCGGAAGTGAACTTGGTGAGAGGACGAGGTTTACCAGCGGACTGGACAACCATCAACTCACAGGCCAAGTCACTATCCAAGGGCTCATAAGGAGGCTGAGAATGCAGACAAGTAGAAAGGAAGCGCTCGTGAGAGAACTTCCAATCATTGCACATTCCGCCGTGAGCGCGCGAAGAGTCGACTGTCGAAGACAAGCCGGGGGAGCATCCGAGAACGTTCTTCTCCCAGTACTTGCGAGACCAACCCTTGTAAAAGAGACGACGAGTCTCCTTACGAACGAAGGCCAAGTACCCTTGAGGGACAACAACGCGACCGGAGCGGAACCCAGAAACAACCCCTTCCAAAAGAGGAGCGTCCATGCACTTGCAGGAAGAAGGCAGAGCCTTCTTGATACTTTGCCAAGCCAGGACCTCCTCGACTACCGCAGAGGGGCAGCGAGAAAGGAGCCCCTTGACGGAGTTAGCCATGAGAAGGCAACTCGACACGTCAAGGTCGACCGTGGGCGTCGGATGTCCGAAGACATACGCCCATTCACGAGTGGCCAGACGCACATACTCAGATGTGCGGGCCCGGAAAGCGCGACAGGGTCGCGGGGTGCCGTCGTTCGAGCGCCGAGTCATCGAAAAGCAGAAGCTGGTGACAGGTACGAACACGGTAAGACTCAGAGCGAG